CACCCAGGAAGTACCGTTGTAGATGAAGGCACAACCGATCGACGTATTGAAATAGCCCTGCCCGGCGACAGGTGATGACGGCGCAGCGCTCGCGTTCTGGAGGACCGCGCTCAGCAATTGGTTCTGATTGAGATTGATCGAAGTGAGAAAGCTGCGCGCCACGGATGTTATCCTCTAATTCAAATAGGCGGTGCCGGTGAGTGCGGCGGAAAAGGTCAGCGTGATCTGATTGGCCGAGTCATAGGAAATGTCGCCCTCGGTGACTGTGCCGCTGTTGCCGACAACCACGACGATCGGGAAACAGTTCATGTTGTGAACAACAACCCACGTCTCCGATGGCGTTTCCTGGGTAAAGACGCTGGTCGCGATCCCCTTCGCGCCAGCCATCGCCTCATTGGCGAGCAACTGCGCCGCGACTGAATTGGACAGCGCCGTCGCCGCGTTCGCCGCCGCCGCCGAGGCGCCGGCCTGCGCAGAGCTCGCCAGCGTGCGGATCGCGGCCACGTCGGCCGCCAGGGCCTTCAGGCCGGTGGCGATCGTCATTGCCAGAGGCTCCCGTCATCCCAGTCGAATTCGTCCCAGACCGCGGCCGGCTCCAGGGCGACGGCTTCCGCAACGATCGGCGCGGCCAGATTGGCCGGGTCGTCCGGCTGTATCGTTTCGGTAACGTTGGTCAGCGGATCGCCGCGCGGGATGAACCCGTCGGCGTCGGTGATCGTCGCGTCGAAGCTCATGCGGTACATCCAGAACAGCCGGGCGCGGTCGAACGACAGCAGTTCACCGCCGGCGTAATACAGTCCGCGTGCGCCGCGGTTCGGATCGATCAGCCAGTTCAGCAGCGCACCGAACAGCGCGTATTTCATCGCCTCGGCCTGGCTCACGCCGCCCTGGCCGCGCCGGTCGGCCGTCGCATCGAACTCGACGATGATGCCGACGGTTTCGGTGACCGTCTGTGTGTTGCCGTCCAGCAGGTCGTTGTCCGCGGCATCATCCTCCAGCGGAATGACCACTGCCGCCGGATAGGCAAACTTGCCGGTCTTCGGGTCGGTGATGGCGATCACCGACTCGACGCCGGTGTCGAAATCAGCGGCGCCCCCAACGCGGCCGCCCAGCGCCGGGCAATACTGCCGGGGCTGCTGGATCACGAGCGAAATGTCCATTCGAGGCCCGGCTTCAGGATGGCCGTGAAATATCGTTAAATTGCGTTAGCCGCATCGGCGCCAGCGGCACGGTGCGCGACACCCTGCCCGCCAGATGGCCGGTCTCGATCAGGCGCTGCACGATGAGCATGGCGCGATCTTGCGCGATACGCTTGTCGTCCTGCCACAGGCCTTCGGTGCGCGCGACTATATCGACGGCGGGGTGAACCAGATCCATTGGTCAGTCCAGGCTCACCGAAACGTCCCTGCGGGGACTCGGCAGACAAAACGGCTGCCACCGGCTGACCTATCCCGAAAACTGTCCATTACGCCTTGCCTCGTTGAAACTTCAAACCGCTCATCACCGCATCGCGCACCCGCTCAGCAAGCCCGTTCGCCACCACCTGATCCAGCGCCGGCTCCATGAACGGATGCGGCGCCAGGATGCGCGTCTGCGAAACCGCACTCCGCTTCATCCGGTTCACCCCGCGCAATATCTTGCCGTTCCGACCGATCGCGCCGGCCAGCAGGATGTTCGCCTTGTTGTGCGTGTCGCCGCCGCCGCCCTTGGCGCCCTTTTCCAGGAACAGCGCATAGAACGCCCCGTCCTTCGCGGCGGCGATATCGCGGATCACGACGCCCTCGCCGTCCCGGCGCAGCTTGACCTTGATCCCGCGCGCCAGGTTCCCCGAACGGCTGACCGGCGGTGCTCCGGCGGCCGACTGCCGCTTGGCCTTCCGCTTCGCCGTCGCCCCGCCCGCCCGGATCATCGCCCGCGCCCTGGCCGCCACCTCGTTGCCGGCACCGCGCATCACCGCGCGCACCTGGTCCTTCCCGGCAACGATCGTGTAGCCGGGCGGCACGCTGATTTTGAGGCGCACGCCCATCAGACGTCATCCGCCTCCATGGCGCGCCGAACCCGGCCGCGCAGCGGCCATGCAACCGTCATGACACCGGCGAAAGAGGGTTGTTCAGTCAAGTCCGTTGCTCCAGTTCGCAGTCCATTCTCAGGAACCGCTGGCGCCCATCGATCGGCATCACCCGGCGCACGCGGAACCGCTCAATCATTTCGCTGCTGTCCGGCCGCTTCGTGACCCGAAAAACGACGCAGGCCGTATCGACCCAGTCCAGCCAGCGAATGATGATCTTATGCGTCAGAGGCGTATCGACCTGCTCGGCGGCATAGAACGTCATCGGCCCGATCGGCTGCACATCGGCCCGCACCGTTTGGGTTCTGGCGATCGTTTCGAGGATTCCGGCGCTGTCGGGGTCCGCCGCCTGCTCGCGCGTCGCGATCGTCACCCGCCAGCGCAGCGCGCCGATCCGCACCGCGTTCGGGTCGGGCCCGGACTCCGGCCCGGCTCGGTCCGCCATCACGGCAACGGAACGTCAAACCGCGTGTAAATGCCCCTCTCGATTCGGCCTAGTTTCGCCATCGTCGCCCGGCACGCGGTGTTGCGGATCGACGTACCGCTGGCGATTACCGGCCGCTTCAACTCGACCGCCTTGGCGACCAAAACGTTCCACATCGCAGTGTAAACGCCCTGCCTTCGGTGCTCGGGCAACACATATGCCAGGGGAATGAAAAGCTGGTTGCCCCACTCCTGATCGATCCAACTCAGCGCGCCGATCGGCATGCCGGCGTCAGAAAAGGCCACGATCGCTTTGTGATCCCAGCCAATGATGATCGTTCCGTCGGTCAAATCAGCCGTCAGCAGCTCATGCCATCCGCGGACAAGCAGCGGCAGCGCCTGGGTTTGGCAGACGGCTTCATAATGTTGGATTTGCATCTATCCACCCAGAAATTGCAGCCGGTGACGATCGAGCAGCCACAGCACCGCTTCCGGCATAGCGCCGCCCGTATCGCCCTTGTGCTCATACAGAAACGCAGTCGTCATCATGATCGCCTGCGCGATCGTCGCCGGCACATCCCCCGGCGCGCCGTAGCCAGCAACCATCGAGACCTGAATGTGCAGCAGCCCAGTGTCCCGCACGGCAAACCCCCCGCTCAGCACCGTCTCCGGGCCGATCAGCAGCGTCGCCGGTTCCAGCGCCAGGTCGGCGACGTAGCCGAGGATCACCGCGGGCGGCGTTAGCGGCAGCGCGGCGGGGGAAATCACCGTCGCGTTGCCCAGCTCATCGAGCGTCGTCACCGAGACAATCGACTGTACCGGACAGCGGGGCAATTCCAGCGGTCCCCGCAGCCGGCTTTGCTCATGCCGAAGCATCGACGACGGCCGCACCGTCCAGAGGACGGTCTGGGTCAGCAGCGCCCGGCTAAGGTAGCCCTCCGCCATGATCCGAGCCGCCGTCAGGTAGTGGGCCAGCAGGTCGTCGTCCGCGTTGCTGTCGATCCGGCAGTGCGACTTCACCTGTTCGATTGTCACCGGCTCCCCGGCCGGCGGGGTCGTCACCTGCAACGTTGTCCGCATCGGCCCGTCTCTCCTTGCGCCGAGGCGCCTTTACGTCGCGCGTCAGATAGTCGCCGCGTCTGATCATGGTACGTAAACCTTGCTGCGAAGCTGCTCAGCGGAACAGAAAACCGGCATAAGGCGTTCTCCAACAGAGAATTTGTCCTTGATTGGCTGACAAATTCTCTATAAGAGAATAGCCATGCCATTGATCGTCATCCCAGCCGCAATGAAGCAGTTGAAGGCCATGCCAAAGGCTGATGCCAGCCGGATTGTAGAAGCACTTGAGCAGGTTGCCGCCGACCCGAACACCCGCTTTTCTTTCGTCACCGAGATGGTCGGCCAACCAGGCACATGGCGGCTCCGCAAAGGCGACTGGCGTGCCATCTACACGATCGAAGGCAACGATGTCGTTGTCACACGCATTGGAAACCGAAAGGATATCTACCGATGAACGCGATTAAACTGCTGGCCGAAACAATCGACACCGTGACGATCAGCCGGACAGATCTCGAAAGCCTGATCCAGGCGGCCGAAGACGCCGAGGACATGGCCGCGGTCCGCATGCGCCGCCGCCACGAAGAAAGCGCCGGCGGCTATGAAATCGCAAAGGCCGGCTATCTCACCGGCGACGAGGCCAAGCGCATTTTGGCAGGCGAAAGCCCGGTTCGAATCTGGCGCGAAAAGCGCGGACTGACGCAACGCGCGCTTGCCCAGGCCGCCGGAATGCAAGCTGGCTATCTCAACGAAATCGAGAACGGAAAGAAACCCGGCAGTCTAGCGGCCCATACCGCCCTGGCAGCCGCCCTGGGGGTTGCGCTCGATGACCTCGCTTGATCGAGGCAATCAAACCCGGCCGTGGCAAACAAAAGAAGCCCGCCAACGCCATGATCAAAGCATCTCGCTCCGCGTCACGAGATTGATCACGGCCCCCGCCACCTGCACAACCGGTGCCCCCAGCGTGCCACTCCGCACCTGCACCATGTTGACCCCGCGCCAGACATACGAAGGGTCGGCCAGCGGAACGATGAACTGACCGGCCGCCGCCTGCACCGTCACCTCATTGCCGGCGCCGTCGTACAGCTCCTGCCACGTCACACCACCGTCCGGGCTGACCTGAAACGTCAGCGGCGCCGCCGTCCACGCCGCCGGCATCGAAATTCCGACCAGCGTCAACGCGCCCAGCGCGCACGGGCCAGACAGCGAGGCCCCGGCCGCGATCGTCGCCGGGTTGAGAGTAATGCCGACCGAGAACACGGCTCAGACCCGATCGGACGCGGCTTGGATCACGTCCACCTGCATCGTTCCGGTGCCAACTCCCGACGCCTTGTAAACCGAGAAATACGGCTGCAGGACCGAGTTCGGCGCGGTTGCGGCGAAGCTGAAATAATGCGCCGTGGACACTTCGACCCCGTCCACGAAGAAGCGGACATTCGTCACGTCAGAGGCATCGATCCGAAACACATGGAACGCTCCCGCCGCCAGCGTGATCCCCGTCGAGGCGGTCAGCGCCGTCGTCCCGTCGAACGTCTGCATATTCACCAGCCCGCTCGCCAGTGCCTGGAAGCGGACATACTCCGCTGCGTTGTCCGGCCCGTCGATCCAGGCCGATTGCAGTCCGAACACAGTCTCCACCAGCGCGCCCGGCACCACGCTGAACGCCAGCCGCGTCTCGAACGACAGGTTTTTCGTAACGTCCCAATTCCGCTGATCGTTCGCGTAAAGCGTCGCCTCCTGCTTTTCCGAGGTCGCGTCCAGCGCCAGCGCCACGATCCCGGCGGCGCTGTTGGCGATCACCGCAACACTCGGCGCGCCGGCCGTCTTGACCGTCTTCTGCACCCACGGATACCCCGTCGCCGGTGAGCCGTTCACCGGGATCGAGGCATGCCCGGCACCGATAAAGTCCTCATCGACGATGCACGGCTGAAACCGCGCGACCGTCTCGAACGTGTTCTGATCGTAAAAGCAGCGGGTGTGCCCGCTGCTGTCATTCAGCGACTTGATAACCGTCGGCATGGCTCACCCCTTAAGTATAGGTGCTCGGCGCCGAAGCACCCTGATACGAACCAAGAATGAACAGGTGGGCCGACGTGATGTTCGCCGCGTTTGATGCGCTGGTCTGGATCGCCACGGTGCGGAACCCGTTCACCACATCGAGGCACATCTCCGGCGTGATCTCGAACAGGACGATCTTGTCCGCCAGCGTCGCGGAGGTCTGCAACGACGCGGCGGCCGTCTGCACCGCCAGCGCGTCGCTCACCGCGGTCGCGGCATTCAGCCAGATCGGCATCACCCCGGCCGCCTTCGCGCCGGTGCCAAGCACGTCCTGACCTTGCAGGATCGAGAACGTCACCTGCGCCGCGTTGCCCTGATTGACCCGCGCAACGACATAGGCTTTCAGAGCGTTCGTCAGGTCGCGATACGAGCTGGTGCGCCCCGCCGCGTCGGCTGCCGGCGGCAGCAGCGACACCGGCGGGATCTGATAGGGCATCGAAAATTGGCGTGCCACGATGAAAAACTCCTGGCCGCCCCCCGAAGCGGCGAAATGAAATGAACAAGCGGCCACGGCCGGCGGCCCGCCGTTGGCGGAGCGCAACCGGCGCCGCGGAATCCAGGCGCGAATGGGGGACTCGCGCCGTCAGAAAAACCCCGGTCTCCAGGGCAGCAACGATCAGCGGGACGCCAGAGCGATGAACGGGCTCTTGGTGTTCGCACCCTTGAACGGCGTCAGCGGCACCGACCACATCGGCTTGCCGTCCACGCGGTAGGTGATGCGGAACACCATCTCATCGGTCAGGAACGCGACGTGCATGCTGGTCGCTGCCTGTACCCCGTTCTTGTCCACCAGCATGTACTGACTGAAATCCGCCAGCACGATGTCGCCCGTGGTGCCCAGAGTGGAACTGTATTCGGTCCACACCACCTCGCGGCCATACAGCGTCGAGAACGGCGTTGCCGACAGCCCGCCAGGCGGCAGATAGACCACCTGACCGCCGGTGCCGACCGACTGGTTCATCGCCATGAGCTGCGGCAGCGTGTCCTGGTTGATGAACCACACCGCGTTCTTCATCGACCGCGCCCAGCAGCGCGACCACATGTTGTCGATGTTTTCCTTGACCACGGTCTGTGCGGCCTGCCCGTTCTGCTTCGCCACCGTGATCAGCGCCGGGCTTTTCATGATGCCCAGCGGCATGCCGGCGCCGCTGCCCTCGAAGATCGCATCCTCGCACATGAACATGACTTCTTCCGAGAACGCCTGGCTCGCGATCGACGTCAGCGCCGTCGAATCCTGCAACAGTTCGTCGGAGGTGTACATCACCGACATCAGCTTCTTCAGGTCGAACTCGACGGTGCGGAACTTCGGCTTTGAGGGCGTGACGGCCGTCCCCTCGCCAACCCAGTTCGACGCCACACCGCCCCAGCGGCTGCCCGTCGCCCGGCTGGTTTCATCGACGCCCGGTATCTTGATCCCGTTCGCGTTCGCACTGATCGGCAGCGTGTTCACCCGCGACAGTATCTCGCCCATGTCGTGCGCCAGCATGAAGATCGCCGCGGCGAAATCCACCTGCACCAGAAAGCCGCCGCCGGTCGGGTCAACCTCGCCCGCGCCGGTTGGCGCGCGCACCAGGCGCCGGTCGGTGTCGCTGCCCTTGCTGCTGTAGTGCTTGAAAACAGCCTGAAGCTGCTCGCCGAAGGACCGGTATTGATCGCCCGCGCGCGGCGTGAAATCGAGGCCTTTTCGCGCCAGGCTGAGATAATCGTCAAACCCCTTCAGCTTGCCCGGACGCGGGTCCATCGCCCTGATCTGCGACAGGGTGCGCTGTGACGGGTTGATCTCAGCCACGTCCAGGCCAGGCCCGCCGCCGATCGGTCGGGCCAACCCGGCGGCGCGCTGTTCGGCGCGCTCGAGGTTGGCGATTGTGCGCTCCAGTTCCTCGATCTCGCGTTCCTTCCCGGCGAAGCCGCCGGTCCCGGCCAGCGCCGGCAGTTCATCCACCGCCTTGCCCAAGGCCTGGCGGAGCGACAACAGTGTGCTCATGGTTTAATTGGTTCCATCTGAAATGATACCAGCGGCAACGCTGGTCCGCGCCTTGCCCAAGGGCGAAACGGGCAAGCCGCGTCAGGCCGCTTTGTGCTTGGCCTTCAGCGCCGCGGCGCGCCGCAGTTGCGCCGCCTTCTCCGGGTCGGGGACGGCATCCGGGTCAGGATCGGCCGGCTTGTCGGTCTCCGGATCCGCGTCGAGCGCGTCCACCACACCATCCAGCAGGCTCAGCGCCTTGGCGTGGTGCGTCATCCCCTCGGTCAGGAATGCCTTCGCCGTGCGCAGCGACTTGTGTGCCAGCCGGATCGCGTCCTCATGCGCCACCGGCAGATCGTCATCACCCGGCACGTCGCCATCCGACCGTCGCCGCAGCAGCCGGAGCAATCGCGCCAGCAGCTTCTCGTCGGTGTCCGGTTCGGCCCTGGCACCGCCATGCACCGAGCATTCGTCCGGATTGGTCATGCCGCATTCGTCGTCCGGGCCACGGCCGCAGTTGCCAACAACCGCCCCGCCCGCGGCCGGATCGTCTTCATTCGCCCCGTCGGCGCGACGCGCCCCCGCGGGCTGCCCCGAACGAGCGCGGGGTTTTCTTGCCATCGTTGGTTCCTTTGCAGCTTTCCGTAAGCGTTCCAGTTCGGCGCGCGGCAGGATCACCCGGCCGCCGCCATCAAGCGTTCGTTCCGCCCATTCGATCAGCGGTCGCGTGTCGATGCCCTTGCGCCGCGCTTCCGTCAGGGCGTTCGGATTCGCCGGCACCGGGCAAACGCTGATTTCCAGCAAGCTCTGCTCCAGGAAGTCGATGCCGAACGCCCGGTCCGAGTCGTTATCGACGAAACGATATTTGACGGGCATGAAGCCGACGCTCACCGCGCGGATGAACTTTGCCAGCACCAGCCGGTAGATCGTGTCGGCGAAGGCATAGGTCTCCGGCGGCGCAAACTCGATGTCGCCCATCAGGCGGTTGCCTTCGACGGCCAGGTTCCGCGCCCCGCCGATCGGCGGTGCCGCGCTGTCATGGGCCCACAGCGCCACCGGGTTGCGCGTAAAGTCAGTCAGGTCCCAGCCGGCGGCGTCGATCGTGTCGCCCATCCGGTCAACGCTGTCGTCGGAGAAGCAAAAGCGCAGCGTCCGCTCCGCTCCGTCCACCGGAACCGGCCCCTCCGTGTTGACCCGGTACACACCGTCCGTTGGCGTACGGTTCGCCCTGAGCTCCTTGCGGAACTGGTCGGCGCTGATCAACTTCGTCAAATCTTCTAACCTCCGAGAATAAGCAGCCCGCGGCCGTCGCCATAAATCCCCGACTCCTCGGCCATCGAGCGGCCCACCGCCATGATCACCGCAACGATCGGGTCGATGCGCTCGATCGAGCGTTCCTTGTCCGGCTTCACGTTGCCGGCCGGATCGGTCCGCACCGTGACGTTCGAGGCGCACCAGTCGGCCACCGGATCGCCACCGTGCTGCAGTTCGCCGGCCAGCAGCTTGCGGGTGAATTCCGCCGACGCCGGCCCCATGCTGAGAAAGCCCTGCCCGAACTCCACCAGCGTCATCCCTTCGTCCGCCAGGTTGCGGACGATTTCGCCCGCGAAGGTCCGGTCGAACGCTAGTTCGGCGATGTCATAGACGCCGGCGAGTTCGAGAATCGCCGCCTCTATGAACTTGAAATCGGTCGTGTTGCCCTCGGTCGCGATCAGGTGTCCCTGATCCCGCCAGACCGTATAGGGCGCCTGATCGCGCCGCGACCGCGCCTCTATGTCGTCCCCCGGGCACCAGTGGCGCCACAGCACTTTCCACCGTTCGCCGGGATCAACCGGCGGGAACAGCAGGGCCAGCGACGACAGGTCGTTGACGCGGGCGAGGTCCAGTCCGGCAATGCAGCGCCGTCCGCGCAGCGCCTCGGCGTCGATCGGTTCGGCGCCACGCGCCCACACGTCCATGTCGATCCAGCGCACGAGCTGCTGGGTCCACTCATTCAGCCGCAGGCGCCGGATCGCGTTCTGCCGCGATGGCATCTCCCGAGACAGCGCCACCTCGGCGCGCAGGTCTTCGATCTTGAGGATGCTCCCGAGTGACGGGTTGGCCTTGCGCCACGCCAGTTCATCCTGCCAGTCGTCGTCTTTGTCGACCGTCGCGATGTAGGCGAACCAGCGGTCCGCGGTCACCGCCGGGATCACACCTTCCAGGACCTTGATCGAGAAATCCCAGTGTTGGTAGCAGATCGAGGTCCGGTTCACCCCGGCTGTCGTCGTTTCGTACATCAGCGGCTGAAGCCGCGCACACATGCCGGTGTCGAGCTTCGTGATCACGCCATCGTCCGGGTGCTCATGCAGCTCATCGACCAGCGCGACGAACACGTTCAGCCCGTCCATCCGCGACGAGTCAGCCGACAGCGGCCGGAACCACGACGCGGTCGAAAGCACCGCGAGGTTGTTGGTCGTTTGCGTGATCCGCCGGCGCAGCGCGGCCGAGCCGGCGCGCATCCGTTCCGCCTCGGAGAACACGATCTTCGCCTGGTCCTTCGTGGTGGCCGCCGAGTAAATCTCCGCGCCCGGCTCGTTTTCATCGATCAGCGCCTTCAGCCCGATCCCGGCTTCGATCGTTGATTTGCCGTTCTTCCGGGCGGTCGAGACAAACGCGGTGCGGAACCGCCTGATCTCGCCCAGCTTCCAGCCGAAGATCGAGCCGACGACGAATTGCTCCCAGCCGAGCAGCTCGAACGGGCGGCCAGCATACTTGCCCTTGGTGTGGCGCAGCACAGCGGGAAAGAAGTCGATCGCCCGCTGCGCGCTCGCCCGGTCCCAGCGCAGGCCCCGTGCCGCGCCGTCCGCCAGATCCCGCAGATGCCGCTCGCACGCGAGGCGAACCAGCCGCCCGGTGACGATCTGGCTTTCGACAACGGTCCTCGCGTAGGCTTCGACCGGATCGGGGGGCGGCGGTTTCCTCCGCGGCCTACGCGCCGCCACGTAGGAAGGCTTCGGCCGGGTCGGTTTCGCCGGCCGGATCGTTGGTCTTGATCCGCGACCGCGACGACCCCGAAAGCCCGATCTGCTCGGAAAACTGGCGCACCTGATCCAGCGCCTTGTTCGAGGCCGTCAGATAAGGCGAATACATCGGATACCCATTCGGCGCCTTAACGATCAGCCCCGTCGTCACCAGCTGCCGCTCGCAATCGATCCAGCGCGCCCACGCCATGCAGTAGGCGGCAATGATCGCACGATCGAGCTTCGCGATCAGCCCGACATCAGCCAGCAGCGGTGTCACCCGCTTCCATTCCTCCAGCGCCGCCTTGTCCCCTCTCGCCGCCGCCTCGGTCAGCAGCTCCGGCGGATCGGGAATCACCGCCGGCGGCTTTGCCTCTCGCGGATTGAGCGGCCTCCGGCCCGGATTGCCGGTGATCAGCTTCAGCACCGTCGCCTTGGGTTTAGCTCCCCGCACCGGCTGCCTCCCGCGCGGCGAGTGCTTCGCCGGCCAGCTCCGCCATCGTCCGCAGCGCGACCGCCGTGTTGTGGATGCCGGATGCCCCCTTGACCGCGATCAGCGATTTGAAGACCCGATCGAAGTCGTCGTAGTGCGCGACCATGCGCATCGCTGCCGCTTTCGATTTGCCGATCTTGTCCAGCCAGTCCTTGAAGATCGTGGCGTCGCCGGGGAGAAACGAGATGTGCAGTTCTTCGTAAAACGGCGCTTCGACCCGAAGCACCGAGGTGTCCAAATCCTCGACCTTGAAGGCGTCGTCGGTCAGACCAGAATATTCCTTCCAACCGAAATCCAGCTCATCGTAAAGCGATTTCAGGATGTTCGGATCGTCCTTCCCGACGATCGCATTGTGGCTCAGTTGCAGCGCCACGAATTGCTCGCGCGAAAGCGGCGTCGTGACTTCTATCGCGTCGCCCTCGATCAGACCGGCTTTCATCGCCGCCTGG